CGCCCACCGTGGCCTATTGGCTCGGCCTGAATACCACGCGCACCGACGGCCCCGGCACCTTCGTGACCGGTGTGCTACCCAACCAGGACCACGTACTCGTAGCGCCTAGCACCAAAAGCACTCAAGCTGCAGCTGCGGGCTCCCGAACCGCCTACACCTTCGCGGGGTCGCAGGGTATCACAGTGCCGCGAGACTACGAACTGGCCTTTTCCGCTGACAGCGCCAACATGCACGACCGTCTCATCTACACCGCGCTGACCCGTGGGCGCAGGAACGTTCGGCTTCTCACAGCCCGCCGTGTGCTCGAAGACGGCACCTTCGACCTTCCCGCTCACGCTTCGCCCATCGCCCGCGCTCTTCTGGCCGGCGATATGCCTGCCCTGCGCGCGGCCTGTATCGCCCACGTCGCCACTTCCCTGCCCGAGCATCTCCAACCGTTAGCCGGTGCCCACGACGTTGATCTCGTTCTCGCCGCTGCTCCCGAATTCGCCGCCTTTGTCACAGACGTGCGCCCGGAGATCGCACCCGACGCGGAGGAAGCGGAGGTGGAAGAGGCCCACGAAGAATTGCCCGGCTTCTCCTTCGGCACGGCCTGGCAACCTGAGACCGCCCTGGGAGAAGACTCACTGACGGAGTTCGCCGCAACTCACTTGCCACCCACTCGCCTCGCTGAATATCGAGAGGCTGTGATCGACGGGATGGTCACCAACCAGGTCAACGACTGCACCCAGCAGCGCGCTCTTTTCTTGCGCCACCAGGCCACCGACGAAGCGACCGCCCGCTGGACCTTGCAGGGCCGCTACGTGCACGCCCGCCGCGACAACGAGGCCCACCAATCGGTAACTCTCGGGCTCCATCTCTTCGACGCGTTCATGGCCGGTTTCCGTCCCAATTTTACCCCGGCGACCGAGGAGGAATGGCTCGAGGCGAAGTACGAGGACCAGGAGAGGTTCCTCGCGAAGGGTTGCAAGGCCATCCGCAACATCACTGGCCGCACCGATGCTGACTGGGACATGCGCTTCGCCGAGATGTTCACCAAGGCGCAGAGCATCACCAAGCCCGGCACTGAAGATCGCGACGCTAAGATGGGCCAGCTTGTGATTTCGTTCAACACTGAGGCCAACTTCCATTTCGGCCCACTGGCGAAACTCATGAGCCGCAAATTCCGGGAAGCCATGCCGGCCTGCTTTTACTGCCTCGATGGCCACACCGACGCCGACACCAGCGCTTTCGTCCGCGAGCACTGGGACTTCTCCAGACTAAGCTCCGAGGATGACTACACGGCATTTGACCAGTCGCAGGGCATGGAGTTCCTGCAGTTTGATAACTACTTGATGCAAGCATGCGGTATTCCCGAGGTGGTCCGGCTGGACTATCTCAGCTTCATGACACATCTCCGCACTTGGCTGGGGCCGATGGGGGTCATGATGCCCAGCGGTTGCAAATTCACACTGCTGTTCAACACAACCCGTTCCGCAGCCTACCAACAGCTCAAGTACACGATTCCTCTCAACACTCCCATGTGCGCCACCGGCGACGACGTAGCTTTGAATGCT